ATAAGGCATTTAGACCTGGCTCTAACTCTTTAACGAGTTGACTTCTTGAAATAGCCATATTTTATCTCCTTATACGCCTGTTGTATCAGTCAGCGAGTGTAAGTTGATTTTCACTTTGATTGCTGCATTTGCAGATGTGTAATCATTATTATCTACGTCAGTAGATAAACCTACAACTCTAAAGTTTGCTGCTGCGTTAGTAGTAAAGCTAGCACCATCAATAGCAACATTAGAAATACCATCTCTGGCTGCGCCAGCGCTGTATGTCGCAATGTTACAGTTAGTACCAACTTGTGCTTGTGAAGCTGCATTTGTTGTACACTTCACTTCATATATTACATTAGGATCGTCAATCACATACGCTTTGATATCGTCTGCTGCGATGCTGCCTGGGTAGTGGTTACTCCAAGTTGGTTTACCTGAAGTTGGATCAGTGTATTCACAACCATTAAAAATACCAATAAGTTCAGCACCTTTTGTCGATCCTATGTCAATGTTCCCGTTTGCTAAAAGCACAACAGGATCACCTTGATAGATTGCGGAAGCTTCGCCATTTCCAATAACGTACTCATTCTGACCTTGGCCATTATAAGCAGCACCGTTCATTTGGATTGGCTTGAAACCGTAATATCCATTTTGGTTTGCCATAGTTTTTCTCCTTTAATAAAAAGTGACCTAGTTGGTTTTCTTAGGACCTCCAAAAGTCACTCGACTCTGCCTATCGACATTGACAGGCATGCTAGGATGTTGTTCTTTCAGTGGATCATTTTCCCAAGCTTCGGTCTGTTGTTCAGTCCTCTTTTTGTAATAATCATTACGCTCGTTCACTGTTTCCACTGGAATTCTTGCCAATAGCAAGTCACCCACACTGATGACACCCTCATAAGCTTTGATGTTTCCGTTGTAAGCAGAGTATGAACCCTCTGTATGTTCGTCAGCTCGGACTAATTCCCAGCCTTCTCTCAATTTAGCGTTGATATTTTTTGTATCATCCGCTCCATTTACACGATGACGAAGCCATCTTTGCTTATATCCATCAGGACATGGTGGTGCGTCTAACTGAGACGGTGGTTTCCAAGGCTGTCTTCTAGCCTCTTTTTCCCTGGTTTGTGCACTTCTTGGTGTTTTATTATCTGTCATTTTGTACCTCCTATACGTACTTAGCATATTCGCTTAAAGGGACTCCAAGCTTATTAGCTATTTTTACCTGACTAGGAGTTAACCTAACAGATTTGCGCCCACTGGTTGCAGACCTTGAGGCAGAGGCAACGGGTTGGGCGAGTTTGTTGCTTCTGATAGTCTGATCCTGACCCTTCGAAAAGGATTCGGGAAACTTGTTTTTAACTCTATTAGTTAACTCATCATAATAGTCATCTGATTCAGTGTCAAATCCTTCTGCAACTAAACCACGATGAATTCTTTGAGCATATTCAGTCATTTCTTCATCACTTCTAAACCATGGATTACGTTCTGCCCAGGCTAATGCCTTAGAAGAAGGTTGTGGTCTAGCTTGGTTTTGAAGCACTTGATTGTAAACAGATTGCTCTTGAGCAAATTGTCTTTCAAACTCCTCATACTCTCGTTCTTTTTTAGTTTTAGTAACTCTAATTCTTTCAGCTTCTAAATCTAATTTAGTTAAAGCTTGACGAGCTTCTTCCTCTTTTTGATAATCACCTGCTTCACGAGCAGCAATTAAATTTTGACGAGCAATATCAGAAGCCATTTTATTCCGAACTTCACTTTCAGACATATAACCTTTGTCAATGTCAAAAGTTTTTTTCTTTGTTTCGGAAAGTTCTTTTTGAACGTTTTGAGCATATGCTAAGGCAGCTTCTTTTTCTCTTTCAGCTTCTCTCAGCTTCCAAGTTATTTTGTCAATTCTTTTTTTAACTTTATCAGAATACTCATCCATCTCATCTGATTGTTCTTCAACAACAGGTCTAAGTGGTTCTTTCTCTTCGGTTTTGATCTCTTCGTATTTTTCAGGTGCCACTGCTCCGTGAGATTTATCTTCTAATTCGATAACAGCTCCATCACCTGAAACGTCAAGATCGACCATCTTTTCGTCTTTAGCAGATTTTATATCTGTTTGCATGGTTTACCTCCCATGTTACATAATTGTTAGTATATCCTCTGGACTATCAACAGTGCCGAGTATCTCGTCATCATTTAACAGTCTTACTTCCCCACCTTCTATGCGCAGTCTTGATCCTGCGTATCTGCCAAACACAACCCAATCGCCTTGTTTACACCAAGGACCATTAGGAAACTTTTCTTTATCTTGATATGCATCAGGTCCTACTGCTAATACTAAAGCAACTGATGCGGTTAATTGTGAATCTTCAACTGTCTTGTCAGTTAAAAGAATACCACCTTTTGTTTTCTTATCTGCTTTAAAAGGTAATACTAAAATTCTCCAGCCAACTGGTTTTGGAAGTTTTTCCAATTCTTTTCTATCAGGACTCACTCCTTCAGAAGGATTTTTCATTTTTTTCATTATGTGCTCTGGCACATATAACGTTTTACTCATCTGTTTTCTCCTCTTTTTCCAGCAGGCGAGAAAGCTCCTGTTGGCACATGTCTAACATGTGTATCTTTCCTAGAATATACTTATATTCTGCATAATTTTCAACCCCTACCGTAAGATGTTCTAAAAGATTTTCTTTTAATGACTTTAATTCTTTTTGGTAATTATAAATTGTAAATAGGCTCATATAAGACTGTTATTACCAGGGACAATCTTTTGCCACTTTTCATTTTTACCGTCTTTAGTAACATACCACGTCTGTTCTAGACTATGATTAGCCCCAAAAGCAGGAGTATTTAGCTTACCTAATGCTGTTGGTACTGCTTGTTTTACAGATTCTAAAAGATAATCATCACCAAACATTACTCCTGTGGGTTTTAATTTAGGCCACCAGTTTTCAATGTCATCCATAACTGCTTCATATTCATGAGCACCATCTACCATAATGTAATCAATAGATTCATTTTCAAACTTATTAAGTATGTCAGGGGAGTCTGAACGACCTTGACATACATTAACCATTTCCCTTCCAATAAAAAATTTTAAATTTTCTTTAAAGATGTGTGAAAAATCTTGAGGAAGATTTAATGATGAATGTTCAGTAGATCCTTGAAATGTATCAACAGAATATATTTTTACATTTTCTTTTCCTGCATTGTAAAGTGCAGTTGCTAGATAAGATGTTGAACGACCTAAGAAAGATCCTATCTCAACGATCTTTCCATCATCAGCGATATCGTCTACAATCATGTCGTAAGTTTCAGTGTAATTACACCATCCAGGTATTTTGAAATACGTTTGTTTCATAGTTAAGTTCCTTATTTGCTTGTCTTAACTATTTGTATCTTTTTATAAATATTTTGCAACCCTTGTGGTAAGGGACCTTTCTTAGGAGGAACTGTCTTTGTCAGTCTGACTGGTTTCTTTGACTTCGTCATGGACACACCTCGCACATTCACACATACAGGATGCACCGCAGTGACAGTCGCATCCACATAATTGACATTGTTTAATCATTGATTCACACTTTAAACAGAGTTTATCGCAACCCTCACACATATCTATTTCTTAAACTTCTTTATTGCTAGATCAGTCACTTTTAAACCAAAAGAAGAAGCAATAGCTGCCATTAATGCCCAAATATACCAATCAGGTAATTCATCTAATGCTAGAAAACCATCTTTTAATTTTGCAATCCAATCAAGACGGTCAAAAAATACAGCACCAAACACAATAATTAATGGAATTGACAAAATAATGGTAAACCACTCATCTCGCCATGAATCCCCCATATTTTTTTGGGCTTGAAGGTTATATTCAATCTCTCCTTCAGCCATTTTCATAGCATGCGTTTGTTCTGCCTTAGCAATAAGCTTTTTTGTTTCGGTTTTAGTCTTAATAACGTCAATAAGACCACCTGCAACAGTTGATACTAAACTCCAAATCATTATTTTTTCTTGCTCATGCCTGCTTTTGATAAAGCAATTGCTATTTTTTGTTTTTGTGCAGCTTTTTTACCTGATTTTTTAGCAGTCTTAGCTAAAATTTTAGGTGGATTCTCTTTCATCTCCTTAAAAGCAGCTTTTAATTTCATTTTTTTGTTCATATTAACCTCTTTCCTGTTGATTTTGTCTTTGTAAAGCTACGTCTGCACGTAAAGTTGCTAAATCATAATCTTTTTTAAGCTTTTGAGCATCAAAAATTTGTTTATAATCAAATTGATTTTCCTTTAAAGCTTGATTCTCACCTTTTAACTGAGCATTCATTTCAATTTCTGCTTGTCGTAAAGCTAATTCTTGTTGTTTTAACATAACGAGAGGGTCCATGTTCTGTCCCTGTAAAACTTCCTGCTCTTCACTAACCATTTGTTCAGTAATTTTTACAATTTCATTATCAATTGCTGACTCTCTTTGTGCTTGAAGTTGTTGTATTAATTCTGGTGGAATATTTTCACCATATTGTTGACGTAGTTTTTCCGCTTCTTGTACCATTGCTTGATCAACCGTTTGAGTTGCTAGTAAAGATACGTGTTGCATGATGTGTGAAACTAAATTCATCACTGCCATTGGATTAGATTTAACTAATGCTGAAGACATAAAGGTTCGATGTGCTTTAATATGCAATTCTTGATTCTGTTGCGGAAATGCTTGCAAAGGAGCTCCTTGTAAAACAACACTGTGTTCCATTGCAGGATCCTGTGGTTGAGGCGGTTGAGGAACAGGTAGAATCTGTTCAATATCTTTTACTCCTAAAGAAACATACATTCTACGATAGGCTTCTCGTAGATTATGCATTTGTGGATTAGTTTGTGCTAATTGTAATTGTTGTTGAGCCAAAGTCACTCTTTGTGACATTGAGAAAATGTTTGGATCAGAAACAGGTAAGATGTCTATCTTATCATCAAAATCTTGAACTTTAATTTCTCTTGGTCCACCTGGTACATCAAAAGGATAAACCGGTGGTAAAGCTAATTTGAAAATTTTAGCAAGTAGTTCAAATTCTTTCTTTTGAGCATAGTGTAATCTTTTATGAACTGCAGACATAACCTTGGTGCCACGTTCCATTAACGCCATAGTTGTACCTACAGGAGTTTGTGAACTTCCTATTTCAGACAATTGCATGTCGGCAACAGTTGCGAATTGTTTAGCTGCATCTACACAGAAACCTAATAACTGCATTAAAACAGCATCAGGTCCTTTGTAAGGTAATGGCATTAACGCTTCACGGATAATTCCATTCGGTGCATCGACATCTCTAAATTCACCTGGTTGTAAAGGTTGATCGTCATCACGAATTCTAAAACCACGTGATTTAAAACCAGCAGGTAAATTAGATAAAGTGCCTGCATCTAATAATTGTCTTAAAGCAGTTGTAGCAGTTCTGGTTAAACCACCAATCATGTGAATTAAACCAAAGCCGTAGAAACCTAGACCAGGTAAAAACTTGTAGTGTACAAAATAATCATTTTTCTTTTTTAAAAAATCACCTTCTGTATAGTTTCTATAAACAGAAAGTATTTTCTTAGAACCTTTTTCTATTGTTACAATGTAAGGAAGTTGTATCCCGCTGGGCTCACCATTTCTTGGATTAATATCTTCGAAACCTTCTAAATCAATATTGACATGCATTTCATAAAGCTCTGCCATGTCATCCATGCGATAATTAGTTGGATTGGATCCATCTATTTTATCTTTCTTTTCTTGTATTTGATTTGCATCATCGCCACCATAGGGCTGTAAATCTATATCTCGATAAAATCCTAAAACTTGTTTTTTACGCAAGTCATTCATTGACATTTTTACAATTTGTGTGATTCGATCACAACTGTCTAAATCAGATGCGCCGTAGGGTACGATAACATCCTCTGCAGGAACAAATTTAGAAGTTGCTCTATTTAGGTTTTCATCAAAATAAATTTTCTTAAAAGCACTACCTGCTATAGGAAGTTGAAAAAGTAATTGGTCCATTTCTGGATTATAATCTTCCATGACATGAGTAATCTCATAATTCATGTAATCTTTAACACGCTCTGCAGCTAATTGTAATTGATCTGTGTTTGCTCCTACAACTTGTGTTCTTACAGGACCATCACTCGGTAATAATTCCACATAAGCCATTGCTTGAAACTGTGTAACCGCTTGAGCAAGAACAGGGTGATGAACACTGGCAGCTCCCCTAAAAGGTCTAGTGCGTTCTTCATATTTAAACCCTAATAAATCTAAACCTTTAGTATAAGCTTGTTCCCACTCTTCTCGAGAAGATTTATCATTTTCTATTTTTTCTAAAAGGTCATTGGATAACGCTTGAAGATATCCCTCGTCTAAAACTTCTGCTAAGTTTGAATTAAAGCCTTGTGCTATCGGTAATCCTTCAGGATTAATAATGGCAGAACCATCATCCTCCACTTGGATAGCAGGATCCATAGGTCCTCCTGTTAGATCAACAGTCGTTCCTGTTTCTTCTACCATAATATCACTATCATCCACTTCACCGCCCTCTCGAGCTAGATAAGGTGTATCTTGTATGCTGTCA